GCTGCGGGAGCTTCAGCGACGATCCCGTCGACATGGCCCCGGATACGGCCGCCCGCGACGGAGAACCCGAACTGACGGTGCGACCGCTGCGAACCGTCATCGCGTTTCTGGGTGACCAGATCGAGCCCGGCGGCGCGCAGCCAGCGGATCGCCAGATCTTCGAGCTGATGGCCGATTGCGAAGATCCGCAGCGTCCGGCCGCCGAAATCCGCACCCTCATCCTTGGGCGCTGCGACAAACTCGAATTGCAGCGCGCGTTCGCAGGCATGTCCCAGGCGGGAGGCGCCGAGATAGGTTCTGGGCGGCGTCGCCTCCCGCTCGGCGATGAGGGCTGCGTCGACCAGCGCGTTGATCCGGTCGGCCATCGAGGGGCGCGGGTTGAAATCCAGCATCAGAACGGGATCTCATCTTCGAGCACAATCTCCGCCACCTTGGCGCGGAACGCCTCGATGGTGACGGCAACCAACCTGTGCACGTCGTTCCGGGTCAGCTGGCCCAGTGAACGATCCCAGCCGATCCGCTCCATCTCGGGGGCGAGCGCTCGCATGATTGCGGGCAGCGCCTGGGTTTCCTCTTCGGTGAATTCGATCATGCTCATTCCTTTCCTGGCTTTGAGGGTGAAGGCCGCTTGGCAGCCCATGGAGCAGAACCAACGGCGGGTACGGTGAGGCGGATCAGGAAACGGTCCGGGGGACCGTTTCCCCGGCGAACGGCGCGGCCGGTGAGGATCGAACCAGCCGAAGCCGCGGGTGCGGGATGTGCAGACGGCGCAAATCGTGCCGCGCGGATGCCAGAGGCGATCAACGCTCGGTCGATCCGAAGCCGGTGAGCCGGGAGAACGACGAGGATGGGATTTGCGCGACATGGTGCATCCTCAGCGGTAGAGCCGCCCGGATGCGGGTGAAGCGCCTCCGCGCTTCACCTCACCATACCTGCCCGTCACTTGCCGGAAGGTTTCCTGCTCCTCGATCGGCATGATCAGTCCGCCCAGGACGGACGCCCATGCGGGGCCGGCGCTTGCGCCTCGTACGCTGTTTGATGCGCAGCCGAGGCAAAGTCCGGGGTTCCCGATGGCGCCGCCGCCAACGGCGCCGTGCCCATCACCTGCGCATAATCGCGATGTTCAGGCGTGACCGCGCCGCGGATCTCGTTCCTGTCGTCACCGCCGGCATCGGTGCCGATGTCGATGCGGGCGATGAACTCGATCCCGTCGAGATCGGCGAAGCCGCCGATGCGCCGCGCCGCCTGCGCCTCGGCCGACATGTCCTTGTCGGAAATCCCGCGCGCCGAGTTCAGCATGCCACGCACGAGGCTTCGGCCCATGTTGGCCCAGTCCGGACCCTTGGGGCTGTAGAGCCCGATCAGGGTGAAGATCTTGCGGCGGGCATACGGACCCTCGGTCACGGTGAACTCGCCGTTGAGAAAGACCGCGCCGGTCGAGCCGCGCGTGGCATAGCCGCCGGTCCAGCCCTGCGAGGCGTCGTCGAAGCCGCCGGGACGGATCGTCAGCCGAACCTTGGCCGGCGTGCCCTTGGGAATGAGGTTGGTGTTGCTCCGCGCGTCGTTGAAGTCGTTCCAGAGTCCGGTCATCGGGAGGGTCCTTTCAGTTGCCATGGGAGGGAGTGTCGCCGGCGGCCGAGGGGGCCGCGGGCGGTGAGGGGAGTGCGAGCGGCGCGTAGGTCAGGCGCAGCGGCGCCGGCTGGGCCGGCCCGTGGACCTTTTCCATCAGCTGGCCGAGATGCGGCGCCTCGACCATGGCGAGACGGCCGGAGCGGTCCTTGGCCGGGAAGCCCCAGGGGTTCAGCGTGTGGCAGACGAAGGCCCGGCCGGACTTGCCGTTCGCGTCCGGCAGTTCCGCCATGGTGATGACCTGATCGACGATGCCGGGCAGCTCCAGCCCGGTCTTCGATCCGTCGATCTGCGGCGAGAAGACCTTGCGATTGAAGTCGTCGAGCTTCTCGTCGAGGATCCCGACGAACCAGACGTTCTTCGCCCGGGTGTGCTGGAGATGGGTGAGCCAGCCGATCATCTCTCGGCCGTGCAGCCCGTAGGCGCCGCGCACGTCCGGCTTGCCGGTCTTCTCGGAAAGCGCTTCGGGCTGGCCCTTGCACCACTGGAAGCAGAGCCGCCCGGCGACGGTGATCGAGTCGATGAATACCGTGTCGTACTTGTCGAGCGCGGCGGGGTCGCCGAACTTCCGGCAGACCGCATCGTAGTGCGCCTGGCTGTAAGGCTGCTCGTCGCGCAGAGCCGGGTTCGGTCCGCCGATGAAGACGGCGAAATCGCGGCATTCGGTCCAGGTGCGCGGCCTGACCGTGTCGCCCTCCCAGCCCTCGATCGCGAGATCGCCGGCCTCGAGGTCGAAGAACAGCGTGGTCGAGGCGTTGAGCGTCCAGAGCAGGCTGGTCTTGCCGAGCCCGGACTTGCCGAAAATGCAGCCCTTGATGCCGCGCGGCTCGGCGAGCCGCTGGTCGGCGGTGATGATGGGGAGCGTCATTCTGACACCCGATCGGCAAGGAGCTGGATGCTCAGCTGGCCGGGCCGCACGGTGCGGGCGGGCTCGAACCCCTCCCGGATCGGCGCGGGCCAGGTGCCGTAGTTGCGCTCGGCGACCTTTAAGCTGGTCTCGACGTACTCGGCGGGATCGTCGCCTGCGGCGCGGATGCGCTCGACAATGGCGGCAAGCTTCGTCTGGTCCCAGTCGACCCGCTTGGCGAGATCCGCGACCACGGTGATGTCGCCGTCAATGAGCCGGACGGTGCCGGTGTCCTTGCCGACCTCACGCCGCGCCTCGGCGGCCTGCGCGCCGTACTTCAGCGCGAGCGCGCCATCGAGGCGGCTCTTCACCGCCTTGGCCTTCTTCAGCGCGGCCTCGCACTCGTGCTGCAGCACGGCGAGCACGTCGGCGGGCAGCGCCGCGATCTCCGTTGGCGGCAGGTCTGGCAGATCCTGCAGTTGCGGACAGTTCTTCGGAAACGGCATTTGGGGCTCCTTGCTGGAATGACAGGGATGGAGGGACTCAGGCGGCATCGGCGTCGACGAGCAGCGCCGCGAGCGAGACCTCTGCGCGCTTCGGCTTCCGTCTGGCGATGGCGATGTAGGCGAAGTGGTTCGGGCCCAGCCGCTCCTGCACGAGATGCACGAGGCGCTGCTCGGCGGCCCAGAATGCCCGGATGCCCAGCTTGCTGAGCGCGACGAGCTCAGGGCTGGACTGCCCCGATATCGGCACGATGAGATCGACTGCGAGAAAGCCGCGATGGTACTCAATCCGGTCGCCGGGCGCGGCCGCGCCGACCCAGCCGGCGAACTCCATCTCGCTCAGGCGGCGGGACGAGCGGGTCCTGGTGAAGGTGGTGTGTTTCATCGACATGTTCTCCTTGCTTCGCTCCTACTCACGCGCGGTCGAAACCGTCTCACGCGGCCCGCGCGCCATTGGCGGCGAGCACGCAGCGGAGGTCCTGGAGGCGGCGGTAAATAGTCGCGCGCGAGCCGAAGCCGCGGCCTGCGAGGGCGCGGACCGGGCAGTGCGCGATCGCGGAGCACAGCGTGAGGTCGCACGCTTCTAGCGCGCCGAGGGCCCGGGCCAGATCGATCCGACAATCCGTCGCCTCGATCGTGCAGGCGCGGCCGCCGTGCCACGCGGCGGGCCCGTCATTCGCGGCGAGCCGGTCGGCCAGCGTCGTTCCGTCGCCGCCTGGCGCGTCGAGGGACAGCGGTTGGCCGCCACTGGCCTTGCGCTCCCCCCTGATGCGCGTCGCGATGCGGGAGGCCTGGTTGCGCAGGACGATGCCGGCGAAGGCGCCCATCGTGCCGCGCCGGACGTCGAACGCGGGCAGGCGGCGGATCAGGTCGAGAAGCAGATCCTGCCGCAGATCATCGAGATCGGCGCGCGGCAGCCTCACGCGGCGCCAGAGTCGCGACGCCGCGGCGTCGGCTTCTTCCAGCAGGGTGACAAGGTCGGGTTCGGAAATCGGGGGATGCATCGCTCGTAGCCTCGGTCATCGTTGTCGATGAACCGAGACTGCAGGAATGAGCGTGGCCCTTGGTGGGAGCTCCGTGGGACTTGCGTGGGAGTTCCGTGGGAAAACCGAGGGTGGGCGAGCTCGGTGGGGCTAGAGTATGCCGTCCTCTGTCCGTGGCAGGCGACAAGTCGGTCATCCGACAAAAAGACTCGGATGACGGCTCAGAGCCCGAAGCGGCCGTATTGAAATCTCGGCCTTCGCTCATGCGGCAAGAAGATC